GTCGCTGCCGTTGCCGGTGGCTGCACTCAGCCGCTCTTCTGGCAGGTGGCTCACGGGCATGGGGCCCGGCTGGTGCGTCGTATGCTGGAGTTGACAGTCACAATCAGAGACCAGACGTTCAGCAGTGGAGCGATTCGATGCACCGGCGACAGCATCATGGCTTGGGCCGGGTTCCACGTTGTAGCGGCACCGATCGGGGAGGAAGTGGCGAAGCGTCGCTCCCGCGTGCTGTTTCATGCACTGCCGCTGTTTGAGGCTTATCGCATGGTGCAAAACGGGGCATCTGTGCCTGGGGCACTACTGAATCGCTATGTGCTGCATGGCACTATGGGCTGCTTGCCGCTGTGGGCGGGATGTGCGCTACACATGAGCTGGAATGCGTTCTGTTTCGCCTCCGGCGGTGACTTCGGTTTGGGTGGTAGACAGCTCGTCATGATGTGCGCGCCTGTGTTGTTCACTGGGGCGACTCTCGGAGTTGAGTATGTTCTTGAGAGGGGTGTCAGTTGGTGGAAGACTAGCCCAATGGGACACGACTCGACTTTCGACGACTTGATAGGTACACCGTTCGTTGCCGCCACGGACCCGTTGTTGAAGCCTCAGATCAGCAAGAAGCGCGCGTTGTATGGCAAAGTGAGCACCAACGCCGTGTATCAGCTGTATCCGTCCGTGCTTCCGATGGCCTCTTTTGCGAATGACAGAGGCAACTACTGCCACTCAATGCACGGCCGGGTCGGGCGCGTGACACCAGTCATCAGCGATGCGCATGGGTTCGAGATGGTGGAAGAGACACTACGTGCGTTGGCTTGGTCGGTGCGAGGCAGAGTGGGCTTGGTTGAGCCTGTCCCTTTCGACGAGTTTGTGGCGAAGTTCCCACCGGGCAAGCGAGCGGCGTACGTTGCTGCCAACGAGCTGTTTGACGCAGTCGGCACTGCGCCGATCAAGAAGCCGCGCATGTACAAGGACTACAAGGCTGACGAGTGTGCTGCGTTCCTGAAACACGAGCTCAATGTTGAGCGTCCTGACGTTGTCAATGTGTTTGGAGGTGTCCGCCATGTGTACGGCCCGGCCGATCCACGCACCATCTGTCCTCGCTGGCTTCCGCTGCAAGCCAAGATGATCCCGTACATTCTAGCCATGGAGAAGAACGTCAAGAGAGAGCTGCACGAGCGCAGTCCTGAGTTATTCGGACTGAACGTCAGGTTTGCGTCTGGGTTGAGCATCGAGGACATGAGTGCGATGTGTGCTGACTTGATGCACGGCAATGGGTTGGACTGCATCATCGACAATGGTGACGACGGGATGTTCACTGTGAATGGGGTCGCCTACTACGTTGATGGTGAGCGGTGGGATGCGCATTTCCGTCGCGAGTACCATCATCTGATCATCGATTGTTATTCGGTCATGGGCCTGCCAAGCCATCTCGCGGAGGTCATGCACCTGCTCGTCTACAGGAAGTTGAACTGGGGCCGGGGTGTGCGCTGTGAGATCGACAGGAACAACGCATCGGGAGAGAGTGACACTACGTTCCGGAACGGGCTGTGCAATTTCGTCGTGAAGCTCATCGCCCTTCGCCGGTGCGGCAAGCTGACTGGAGCCAACGGCGTTTTGTTCGTTGCGGCGGCCAAGCGACTTGGGTTCGTGTACGAGGTGGCAGCAGAGCAGACAGTCACTTTCGACCCTTACGGCGACTTCTGCGCCCGCGTGTGGCTCGGACGGCAGATGGTGCTCAAGCCTGGACGCATCTTCAGCAAGGCGATGTGGGCAGCCAACAAGAGCATCCCGCTCGACGAACTGCGCGCCGCGAAGCTCGATGCCCTGATGCGTGACTTCACTGCTTTCCCTGAGGTGGCCGTTGCTCTCATGCCGGCCGCCACTTCCGTTGGACCGGCATCGGCGCGAGCCCGTGCGGTCGTTTTGGCTGAGCGTTACTCCGTGTCGGGTTCGCTGTGCGACACCACGTTGGCGCAGCGACAGGAGTTTTTCGCCCGGCGCTACTTCGTCGACTATTCTGCGTTTGTCGCGGACGTCGGTCGTTGGTCAGCCGCAGTCGTCGAGGGGGAGTGGGAGGTCGACTTGCCGGTTTTGAGGCAGGTCGCCGAGATCGACATGGGCGTGTCCAGCCTGCGTGCGGTTGCAGTTTTGACTGGTCGCAAGTTCATCCCTCATGCCAGTTACAACAGCTTGAAGAGCGCCGTCGCGCGGCGTCGGGCTGCGCTGATGTTTTCGCGCGCCGAGCGGCCGGGATGGCTTGCTCGGTGTTGGAACGCGCTCATGCATGCGCTGGTCGGCAATGGGAGGCTGTTGTTGTGCG